AATGGAGCAGCGATTTTCTGGCCATTTGTGGTCTTGGTTTGCCACTCTGGATAAGTGGTAGACTTATCATTTAAGAACAAACCGACAGCCGCTTGGTAGTTTAAAGCGACTGAGTCAGATTGATTCTTTTTAGTTCTTACGGTTGATGTTCCTGAGGTCTCTGTCTCTGTTTGATTAAGACTGCCCACGCCATATCTTCCCACATTGGTATTCTGTTGCAATATAAATTGACCATAACAGAAATATATAGCCGCTTGCATTAGGCCGTTTTGTCTTACCGTTACGCCACTTCTATTAGTATAGTCAGAACCGAACCAAAGGTCTGTAAAGCGTTGTGATGCAAATTGATTACTTGATACCGTGTAGTCATTTAATAATAATAAATAAAGCTGATCGCCTAGGAAGGTTCTAACGTTTAGGCTTTGGGTCTCTCTTATATACGGCTCTATCTTCGCGTCTGTGATGTTAGCGCTAATCTCTCTAGCCTTTGCAATGTCGGCCTTTGTAAATAGTAATTTATCCTGTAATAGTGCCATTTTCTAACATTTGAGAGGATTCGAATTGATTTGGTATGATACGCCCTGTATCTAAACCGAGTTTTGCAAATTGGCGCTCTATACTATTGCGCATATCTTTAGTCCTTAGATTCATATAGGTGTAGTCATCGGCTAACTGAGTGGCTGTAAAAATTGCCCCACTTGGTAGCATCCCCATTAAGGAATTGGGCAAAGCGAAATTTTGAAGGATGCGATTTTTAACATTTAAAGTAGTGTTAATAAAAAGGCTATCATTATTGTTGGCGGGTACTTGCTCGACTAAATTACTGGTCGATTCTGAATCCTCATCTACGCCTACTACTATAATGCTGTTTGCATTTGTTGCACCCTTAAGGCCGTTTAGCCTTTCCCTTATTGCCTCCTCTTGTTCCTCACTATCTCCCGAACTTGGATACTTAAAGATTGACATAGATAAAAAGCCATTCGTAATATTTCCAAGTTCAAATTTTTGTAGTTCGTTATCGCTTTGGCACGTCTCTATGATTGCGTCTATTGTGCTGAGTGGGTACTCATTCATTTTGGGCGTTGAGTAAAAGACCATGCCGCGCCCTGTGGTCATTGCCTCCTCGCCATTTCTCTTATCATTAAAGAGTAGATATCTGGTGGCGTTAGTCTCTGGCCTAGGGAGCATAGCATCATTATTATTTTCCCAATTATTAGACACGCGTACATCTCTAATGCGTCCTTTCTGATCTGCTAGCCCTAAACGCACATACTCAAAAGGTATGTGTTCAACGGTCTTAACTGATCCAAGGCCGTTACTATTAAGGTGCAACGCATAGCCATTGTAAAGAGCTTGATCATTGGATATAGAGTATAAGATATCATTGGGCGTTTGACCTAGCTCATTAATTTCCTCATCTCCTCGCTCAAATCCGTCGCCGCGTATAAAGTTAGCCATTAAATTAACGGCGCTTTTTGTAGTTGATGATAAAAGCATTACTTGCTCAATCATCTGAGGGTATAAATTGTCATTCCCGTAATTCGTGATATTAAAAATTGTATCACGTTCCATTGAAATTCTCGCATAAGTAGGCGAGCTTCCTAATACCCCAAATATATTCATTTCTTAGCTTTCTTTTTAGCTGTCTTTTTTGCCTTTGGCTTTTCCTCTATTACTTCCTCAATTACCCCGAGGCGCTTGGCCTCGAGGTTTTGAAGAAAAACAGACTTAAAGCGTGTATCTCTAAGTGTTCCCATTATGCTGATTTTAATGCAAGTACAGCCGCTAACGTAGTGGCGTAATCTGTGTCAAAAAAAGTAAAAGGTAAATGAGGTTCAATCCCTCCAGAGTCTGGACTAGCAAGCTGCACTCTGTATGCGCCTCCTGTCTCATTATCTGCGTTAATACGTATTAAGGAGGCAACGTCTAAGCCTGTATTTAAGCCGTAAATTTCAAATGCTGCTTGACCTAGTGAAGAATCATTTGGGCCATAAACTATAGCAGCCATTGGCTGATAACTCATAGCTTCCAAGTTTCTACGCTGCTGCGCTGACACATCGAACACCGAAAAATCAACGGTGTGCTTATAGGCCGAGCTAAAATTCTGAGGTACTTTCTCAGCTTGACAACTGATAGACTGCTTAATACCTTCAAACTCCCAAAAATACTTTCCTGTCGCCATCGTAATAGTGTCGACTTGGTTGGTCTCTGTTACATTTGATGTATAAGTAAAGTCTTTTAAGTTAGCGATAAAAATACGCTGCTCTACTGCTGATACGAGGGGATCGGTGCATGACACCTGCGCCCCAAGAAATAGCCCACTACAGCTCATTATGATCCGAATACTAGTTCTGACCCATTCACGTATTGCACGCCAAATTTAATTGTGGCCTTGATAAAAAAGTCTTCACTATTAGCCTGTAGCCTATCGATTAAAACTCCCCTGTCTTGATCCATCCAAGTGGCTGCCTGTAAATTAGAATCATTGGAATTATCGCAACGTCCTAAAATCATTTTGTTCTCTGGTATTCCACAAGATACAATGGGTATTCCCGCGAGTCTAGGAACGCCGCCATCCATGATATTAATACCCTTTGTGATGGTGGCATCTCTTAACGCCTCATAATACTTAAAGCTGTCTTTGTAACTTACTACAAATTTAATGTTTTCAGTCTCTAGAACAGCGCTAGGCATAGCGGCCAACATTGCCTCCATTTTAGTAATGATATTAGCAGCTGTTAACGCTCCACCGAATGCAATCGTATTAAGATCGCCGTCGCTATCCGCTGTGAATAGCTTCAAAAATCCGTCAGTTCTGTTAAGAGATGCTGTAGCGCTTGCCGTGTCACCCTCCCAGATTAGCTTTTCGATGTTAGCTCCTATTGCTGTGGCTGATGTGTCTAAAACTGCCTTCTTTACTAGAGGTGATAGAGTAGCACTTGTAAGCTGACCTTGCGCCCAAAAAAAATCGTACTGCCCTTGAAAATCTCTCAAGGGGTTGTACGTTCTGTAAAATTGCATATCGCCGAGGACTATTTGTCTGTTGGTGATTGAGTAGTCTCCGCTTGTTATTGTGGGAGTAGATACTGGAGCCATAAAGCTATCTTGACTAGATTTAAACTTTAATAGTTCAACCTTATCCATGTATCTAGGCCGTACATTCAAAAGGCCTCTTTTTATTGTTTCCGCTCCTAATACTATAGGAAGATTAAGTGATGGGACAGGCTTAATTCCTGTAGCCCCTGTGGTTATTGGTGTGATATCGCTCATTATCCTATTGATTTAATTTGATTTTTTGCATTATAAAAAGAAGATACAGCGTCCATCCCTTCAGATGGTGCGGTAATCTTGGCCTTACTTGGCGCGCTTCCTGTGCTTGTGATTTCATTTAATACTGCTGCAACTGATTCTCCGACCTTTGCTTCTACTGCTGTGTCTGCATCCGCCATAAGTGACGCGACTACGGTCTCAACAATAGCCGTAATTTCTGCAACTTGTGCTTCATCAAATGCGGCAACGATGTCACCTTCTTCGACCTCTGCGCTTACGCTCTCAGATTGTGCCTCTGTTACTGACGCCTCTTGGGTCGCCATATTGTTTCTAAAATTTTGTAATAATCCCATATCTATATTTTTAAAATATGCCACGGCTTTAAGTGGCTCATAAATTTCTTTTGCAAAGCCTAACTTTACAGCCTCTTCAGCTGTAAAAATGGTCTCGGTGTTCATTAATTCTTTGACCTCCTCAAGTTCTAACTCGGTCTTTTTCTCATATACAGACGCCACGATCTCGCTAAACTTTTCGAGGCTGTTAGCCACTTGTCTAAGTTCGTGATGATTCCCTTGGGTCTGGTTTATAAGTGCATTATGAATGGCAAAAGTCCCTGTCTCACTTATCATGGGTCTCTCATCTCCACTCAATGCGATCACGGAACTTATAGATCCCGCTAATCCGTCGACATAGACTTCTACCTCACGCCTCTGGAGCATATTGTAGATAGAGAGACCCGCGAAGACGTCGCCTCCTTGTGAGTCGATGTGTAATTCGATAGGGTCTTTTGATTTTGCAAGCTGATCTCTAACGCTGTTAGCTACTTCTTGCGTGATTTCACCATTTATATAAATGACCATACGCAATTTTAATGAAAAATATTTATATTTGAACAAAAAAAGATGATTTTAAAAACAATTATTTCAACCGTTGCCGATTTAACGCCTGTTATAGGCTCGCTACGCGACAATCTTACCTCTAAGGACGGGGGATACGGGAGGCTAGTAAAGCCGCGTTTTATTAAATCGTGTATTCGTTTAATTTTAGCCTTGGCCGCTTGTTGGATGCTAGCGAAAGGGACAATTAGCGTTGATGAATTCCAAGAACTTACTAAATAATAGGAGCGTGGAAGAATGGTTTAAGGATTGGCCTACACTATTGGCAGCTCTTGGGCTTGGCGGGTCTGGTAGTATTTTGGGACACAAACTCGTAGACAAAGAGCAAAATAAAAGGCTGTCAAAATTAGAGACCAAAGTCAACGAAATTGATGGCAGCATAAAACTAAACGACGGCGTTGACAAACAATTTAGAGCAAGCGTAGAGACGCGCTTGTCTAGTATTGAGACGTCTCTATCCACGCTGACCAATCACCTTTTAAATAAAAAAAAATGAGTCGCCTTGAGATGCATCTTACCTTATATCGCTTTTCTGAGTCGCCAGATTCTACTATTGGCCTCCTCTATGAAGGCAAATATTTCAATTGTTTTACTTTAGAAGATCAATATCAAAAAGTAAAGGTCGAAGGTGAGACGCGTATTCCAGAAGGACTATATAAGGTGAAAGAAAGACGCGTTTTAAGCGGACTTACTAAGAAATACCGCGCTAAATACCCATGGTTTAAATGGCATTTTGAATTACAAGACGTGCCTAATTTTAAATATGTATACATCCACATTGGAAATGATGACGACCATACTGACGGCTGTATTTTAATAGGCGACAGGCTAAAAAGTAACAAAGTAGATGACATTAACAACCTTGGAGCAAGTACACCCGCCTTCAAACGACTATATAAGCGCATGAAAGACGCTTTCACGGTCGAAATTAATATAATTAACGTATCCAAAGACGCCGAAAGCGCTTGGCCCAGAGTAACAGCGCCGTCACGGTAACGAGTAGCACGCTTTAGTGTTTGGCGAGGTCAGAAGTGAGGACTAACCGCGTAAATTTTCCCCCAAAAAGTAGCACCCCTTAGGCAAAAATATTTTAT